GGTCTTGCTGATAAATCACCTAAAGAAGATAACGCAGGTAACGTAAACGTTCCAGGCGGTAAGGCTTCTAAGTCATTAAAGTCTGACTCAAAAGGCCATGGCGCTGAGAAAAAAGGCGCAGGCGAAACTGGTACTGACAAAAAGTCATTACTAGGCAAGTAAGTTAAGGAAATAGATGGTGTTTACACTTAAAGAGAACCTAACATTCGACCAAGCAAAGATGGTCGTTGAGACTTCCGAAAACGATAAAGGGGGCAAAGACCTTTTCTTAAAAGGAATTTGCATTCAAGGTGGTGTGCGTAATGCAAACCAGCGTGTTTACCCTGTTACCGAGATTGGGAAGGCTGTCCAAACCCTTAATGATCAGATTAGCGGCGGATATTCGGTTCTTGGAGAAGTTGATCACCCCGAAGGACTTAACATTAACTTAGACCGTGTATCCCATATGATTACTGATATGTGGATGGATGGACCTAATGGATACGGAAAAATGAAAATTTTACCAACCCCGATGGGACAACTAGTTCAAACAATGCTTGAAAGCGGAGTTAAACTAGGTGTTTCATCAAGGGGATCTGGTAACGTCCGAGAGGACGGATCCGGCGAAGTGAGCGATTACGAAATTATCACTGTTGATATCGTTGCTCAACCAAGTGCTCCAGGTGCGTACCCAACACCAATCTATGAGCAATTAATGAATGCCCGTGGGGGGTACAAGGCACTACAAATAGCACGTGAAGTTCAAGGCGATAGCAAGGCGCAAAAGTATTTAAAAGAGTCATTGGTTAACATAATCAAAGGACTCAGGTAATAGGAGAAACCAAATGTTGGAAGCACTAAAATCACTTTTTGAAAATGATGTAATTTCAGAAGACGTGAAAGCCTCCATCCAAGAAGCATGGGACAAGCAAGTACAAGAAAACAAACTTGCTGTAACTGCTGAACTTCGCGAAGAGTTTGCTTCAAAGTATGAGCACGATAAGGCTCAAATGGTAGAAGCAGTTGATAAACTTGTATCAGACAAATTAAGCGAAGAAATTTCCGAGTTTGCAGAAGATAGAAAACAATTAGCAGAAGCAAGAGCAAAATATGCTGTTGCTATGCGTGAAAACGCACAACAACTAAAAGGTTTTGTATTTGAGCAACTTAAAAAGGAAGTGGGTGAGTTACACGAAGATCAGAAAGTAATGTCAACTAAGTTTGGCAAACTTGAAGATTTCGTTGTAGAGGCTCTAGCAAAAGAAATTGCAGAGTTCCACGAAGATAAAAAAGACTTAGCCGAAACTAAAGTACGTTTAGTACGTGAGGCTAAGGAACACTTAGCAAAAGTACGTAAGACTTTTGTTGAGCGTAGTGCTAAGATGGTATCAGAAACTGTTGGCAAATCACTTAAGAAAGAGATTGGTCAATTGAAAGAAGATATTGACTCAGCACGTAAAAACGATTTTGGTCGCAAGATTTTCGAAACATTTGCTCAGGAGTATACTAACAGTTACTTGAATGAGAAATCAGAAACTGCAAAACTTATGAAAGTTGTTGAGTTGAAAGACAAGGCAATTGAAGAAGCAAAAGCAGAATCTGCGGAAGTTAAGAAGATCGTTGAAAGCAAAGAAGCAGAAATTGCTAAAATTGCTGATGCGGCTAAACGCAAAGAAGTAATGCACGAACTAACTGGACCTTTGAGCAAGGACCAGCGTGAAATTATGTCAGATTTACTGGAATCAGTACAAACAGACAAACTGCAAAGTGCGTTTGATAAGTACTTACCGGCAGTTATTGACGGTAAAACGCCAGCGAAGAAGGCGACATTAACAGAGTCAGAGGCAAAAGAAATTACAGGCAATAAAGAAAATACTAACGTTAGTAGTGTAAGTTCAGATGTAGCAAATAATATTGTTGACATTCGAAGACTTGCAGGATTGAAATAAGGAGAAAACAATGTCAGAACTACTAGAAAGTCGCTGGCAGGATACCAAAACTGCACTTTTAGAAGGCCTAAATGGTAACAAAAAGGCTGTAATGGCAAGTACTCTAGAAAACACACGCAAGTGGTTGAATGAGAGTGCAACAGCAGGTGCTACAAGTGCCGGTAATGTCGCAACTCTAAACAGAGTTATCCTACCAGTAATCAGAAGGGTTATGCCTACTGTGATCGCAAACGAATTGGTTGGTGTACAACCAATGACTGGTCCAGTTGGTCAGATCCACACTCTACGTGTACGTTACAGCGACTCTGTAAACTCAACTGCAGGTACTGATACTACAGCAGGCGAAGAAGCTCTAAGCCCATTCAAAATTGCTGAAGCATATTCAGGTGCGTTGAACGACAAAGCAGCATCAACAGCAGCACTAGAAGGCGCGGCTCATAACCAACTAAGCATCCAGATCCTCAAGCAAACAGTTGAAGCTAAGACACGTAAGTTGTCAGCTCGCTGGACATTTGAGGCAGCTCAGGATGCACAATCACAGCACGGTATCGATGTTGAAGCAGAAATTATGGCTGCTCTAGCACAAGAAATTACTGCTGAGATTGACCAAGAGATCCTAGCATCTCTAACAACACTAGCAGGTTCAGCAGCAGAAACTTATGACCAAGCTGCTGTTTCAGGTACTGCTACTTTCGTTGGTGACGAACACGCTGCACTAGCTGTTCAAATCAACAGAGTATCAAACTTGATTGCACAACGCACACGTCGCGGTGCTGGTAACTGGGCAGTTGTTTCGCCATTCGCGCTAACAATTCTTCAGTCAGCAACAACTTCAGCGTTTGCACGTACAACTGAAGGTTCATTTGAAGCTCCAACTAACACTAAGATGGTTGGTACTTTGAACAACGCTATGAAAGTATATGTAAACACATATGCAGGCGACGGCGCTTCAGTACTAGTAGGATACAAAGGTTCAAGCGAATCAGATGCAGCGGCATTCTACTGCCCATACATCCCGCTAATGAGCTCAGGTGTTGTACTAGATCCAGGCACATTCGAGCCAACTGTATCGTTTATGACACGTTATGGCTACGTTGAGCTAAACAACACTGCGTC